TAAATTTTTCAAGAACTACATCTAAATAAGCTCCATTACTTCCTTCTGCTGCCCAAGTATTGTATTCATTTATATTTTGACCTAATAAATTTCTTATTTTTTGTAAAGGTGTTATACTATAGGCATCATTTATTCTTGCAATAAACCTTCCTGGTTTTACTTTTACAACATTATCAGTTCCTGTTGAATAAGGTTTTAATTCAGAAAAACCTGATCTATCTATTTCATCAATTTTTAAACCATTAGTAATTTGATCTTTTAGCCAAAGATCATTTTCCTGTAATTGTTTTAAAGGTATATTTTCAACTTCAAAATATATTGGGTCATTAGCTTTAAAATATCTTATAGGGTCAGTAAATCTATAATTACTGTCTTTATATTTAATTGTTACCATTAGTTATCTCTCTCTATATCAAAAACATTTAATGATTTTATACCATTACCAAAAACTTTTACAGAATTTTTAGCAGAGTCTCCTAATTTAGTATCATTATAAGGGAAATAAATTGAAACTAATTTAGGTAACCCAGATTTACCTACAGAACAATGTTTAGCATTAGCAAAAGTTTCTGCAGCAGATTCATCTAAGTAAGCTCTTACTCTAGAAGGATTATCTATCATAGCAGAACAATAATAATATCCAGAGGGAACTATTGAATTAGATGAATTTCTTTGTAATAACATAGGGTATAAGGAACTTACTGTCCCTAAACCAACTAAGTTGCTAGAAGGTTGATATCCTTGAGAATATATTTGATTAATTGCTCCAAAAGTATCTGAATTGGTATCTGTTAAAACATTAACTACTGGATTAACAGAGAAATATAATCTAAATACTCCGAAGTTTTCGGCTGATCCTGATTTACCGAATGGATTAGAATAAGTTCTACCAAAGTAATCTAATATTGATATTGAACTTGTATCTGGTGTCGTTGCAGGTAAGCCGGAAGCTACAATTAATGAGTTAGTTCCACTACCCCAGTTACCACTAGGTCCAATATATCCTGAGTTTGCAGGAAATAATCCACTGACAGATAATAAGGATGCTTTTATTTGAGAATTATCTGCAATATTCCATATATATAATCTACTGCAATATTTGTTTTCCCCTTGAGCACTTGTGTCATAAAAAACTGATGAAGGGTTCCACCAACCACAAGGAAAATTAACATTTAATAAATTAACCAAGCTATTATTAACTGCTCTTACACACATACCGCCATTCGTAACTGCAGAAAATTCTAAAGGAACTTTATTAACTGGATTAAACAGCATATATCTTGGTTGGGATGTAGTTCCATTTGCAAAGTTTTCATAAGGTAATCTACTACCATCTGCACCAGTGATATCATCTTTACCTTCATCATATGTATAATCATATGAATCATTTGGATTTGGGTAGAACTGAATAAATCCACCGCTAACATATTGTTCAATTCCAAGGTAGGGGCTTTCAATTCTATAATCAACTCCGCTTGAATATGCACTAGCACCTAAATTTGTCCTATTCCAATTTAATCTATAAGATCCTAAATCTCTTATATTTAAAGTTGATAATTTATTAACAACAATACAAGACCTAGTGCTGTGTAATTCTACTGTGGTATGATTTGCAGGATCAATTAATGAAAATGAACTTACGTCAATTGCGCCATTAGTTCTATCTCTATGTGGTCCAATATTAATTACAGAATTATCTTCACCTAATATATCAACACCAAATTGTGCTATTGCGGTTGGGCCGTTAATTTCAACTACTGAGTTTGCTCCAGCGTAGACTGCCGCTAATTTCTTCTGAAGATCATAACTTACTGGACCTACAATTTTTGTTGCATATTCTTTTGAACCTTTTAAAACTGCTATAGACCCATTTGTAACAGCTAATTCAGATCCTCTACAAGCTTGCCCATCTATGACTTGACCATCCGATCTCTCAAATTTTGGATGAACTAAAATAGCTTCTGAATTATTTTTTAAGCTAACTGAAGGTAATATTCCATTTTTTGTCACTCCACCTATTGTTTGATAAACACCAAGAGGATTTTTAAAACTCATTCTACCATATTTTACATCCATGGCAGAACATTCATAAGGTAATATTTTAGAATTTAAAAGATTTAAATGTTGTCCATTACCAGAGAATAAAAATTGAACTATTGCTTCAGTTGCATTACTTGGTTTAAATCTATTTCTGTTATATTTCATAACAGAATTAATTAATTCAATTCCACTTTTTTGATTCAAACCAACAAGAAGTTTGTCAACTTCTAGGATGGATGATTCACATACAATTCCATATAAATTTTCAGTAGTTAGTAATCTTCCATCAAAAGTAAATTCTGAATTCTTAAGTTTAAGACCACAACCAACGTTATTTTCAATTGATATATTTATAGCATTAAATCTAGAATCACCACCAGTCCCTGCGACTTCTGGGAACCCACCTTTAAATGTCGAATTATTTAATATAATTCCGTTTGGATTTTTACTAAATTCATAAATATAATAAGTATGAGGTAGAGATGATCCAGCTATATTGAGAGATTCTCCAAAAGGTATTTTTGGAACATTTGCAAACTCCATCGCAGAAGTAGAACTTACATTTATAACTGAATTATTTGCAATAAGTCCAGCAGCATCATCATCTAATAAATAGTCTTGAATAGTATCAAAAGAAATATCTTTTATTCTGGTAGTATAATCAGAAGTAATTCTTTTGTTTGATGGGGTAAATCCATAATTTCTTGTCCCTACACATCCACGAAGTAACGTGACATTTGAATTATTAAATAAGAATCCAGACTTTCTAAATCTAGTAGATACAATACTTTCTAAATATATATTTGGACAATTACTTATTTCTACTCCATATTGATTGTCGGTTCTATAAATTGCTGATCCATCAACAAAGAAATTTCTTATATAAATTGGACCATCACAATTTACAACAATTATTTTAGATAATTTATTACCATAAAATAATCCGTTAGCTACTGCTTTTAAATCACCAGTATCTAAATTATACCATGTTTGTGCATAATATTTATATTCATTATTATTAAATGGATCTAATGTGCTAACATCTTTAATTCCTACTTCATCAAAACTATTATTTTTATATTCATAAGCTCTAAAATTTAAAGTAGCTGAAGATCCTACAGTAAAAGGATTTGGAGATGTATCATCACCTATAAATAAAGTAGATTTATTTAAAGAGAATGAAGTATTATTTTTTATTATACCATTTAGTCTTGAATTTAAACCACCAACTCCAGATAATCTAGAATCATAAATTGAACTAAATACAGGAGTTTTTATAGCAACTGCTGATGAATCCGTAAAATGTTTTAAAGGTGCAAATTGTAATAATTCAGCAGCTTGTAATTCGACATTGTATGATATACTTGATGTATATTTTTGTAAATTTAAATTTAAAGTAGTTCCAGTATCAAATATTGATGAAGTATATCCAATATTTATATATTCTGTAGTTATTGGTAAAGTTTTAGCAAAATTTCTATTAATAATTTCTAATGAACCTCTTGGTCCAAACTTATGATTGGTTAATCTAAGTTCACCTAATTCCCCGAAGTTGGCAACTTCCATTATAATTGGGTAATTAATTATTTGAGGTAATGCAGCTACAGCAGCACTAACAGTCTTAAATATATTACTGTTACAAGCAGAATCTGGAGCATCAGCGGAAACTACTAATGCTACACCTGGAATTGAAGACGTTGGATATCCTAACTGTTCCCATAAATAGAACGTTCTTTCTTCCAAATCATGGATGGGCATATTGTCTTGTTCCCAATTATAGAAAGTATCTGATCCATATTTGGTAACATTCTCAGTCCAACAATGATATAAAGTTACATCACCACTAGTTGTGTAAAGATCTGCTTTTGAAAATGCCATTTTAGAAACTAATGCTCCATCTAAAAATTAATGCAAAATCAGAAGTTTTTCTGATTTCAGTAAAATATCTATAAGCTGCTAATATTGGTGCAGCCGGATTATTATTTTTTATGTTCTTTATAAATAATCCAATTTCACTTAAGTATACTGCTACATTATTTCTGTTTAAATCATTACAAGCATTTTGATCTATTACTATAGTATATCTTACTGTAGTATTATCAATTCTAGTAATGTTGTGTGCAGGTATCATTCCATACCATACTGGCGTATTTACAACAGAATTATTTTTTATTTGATACCCTGATGCAACTAGTATATTAGAATTATTATTTGCTCCAACATATTCGCTAAGGCTTGTTAGAGGTCCACTAAGTTGATATGTTGTGCTAGACTCTAAGTTTGCTCCACCAGATAGTCCCAGTTGAAATCTATCAATTTGATAATCTAAAACAGACCCAGATCCTGATAGAGCAAAAAGGTGAGTTAAACCTACACCCATTCCAGATACGATTATATTATGATCATCAAAAACAATCTCCTCTTCTCCGTTTGGAAAAAGTTTTGAAATTGTTAAGTGACCTTTAATATCCAATTCTTCTATAGCATTTAAAATCATGATTTAAGCAAATTTAATAGACCAATTAAAAATTATAGCACCAAAAGAAAGACCGCCCCAAGCAGTACTCAAATTAGTATTTTTTGTAAATTGCAATAAAAATCCAGAGTATGTTAAATAATCATTTAAATATAAAAGATCTTTATTAAACGTATGTTTAGCAAATAATTTATATTTTCTTTGATTATTTAGGGCATCAAATGAATATGGTGGGTATTTTCCTTCTTTTAATAGTTGTTTTAAGTCTAAGCACCAAAGTCCAAAATGATAGATACCCCCGAATAAAAGTAAACTACCAGCATCGCCGGAGGGTAAATACCATATTAAATCTACTTGTTTTGGAAATTGTGCGGTATTAGCTGGTCTTATTACTCCTTTAGAAAAAGCATTAACAAATTTATTATTATTAAAGTCTGAATATAAATCATTATGGTCTGATGCTACCCCAGGAGCAAAAGTTAAAAATCCAGAACTATCTAATATTTGTTGTTCATTATAAGTGCTTGAGAGAGTCCCAGAATAAATTATGCTTCCGGCAGGATTACTTGCCGAAGAAACTACCCAAAAATCTGTCCCTCCCGAAGCTGGGAAACAACCTATCAAGTGGGCATTGGTTTTTATATTATCATTTGTGCTTCTGGCAAACGCATTCAAACATTGACCAGCATCTACTACCCCCAAGCTATAATTAGGGACTGTAGACGCCTTTTCTAGCCTCGTATCGGTGGGTAATGGTGAAGCGGGAAACATCTTATATATTGAATCTAATGCCACAGCAGTGGCTGAAGAATGATAACTAGATACAGTTAGATTTTCATAAGATACTACCTTAATCTTACCATCTGCCGATGGGCTTAGTATTTCGTGAGCATGAAACTTAAATCCATTTGCATCTTTACCATAACTTATAGCTTGAAAAGTATAATTTGAAGTATCTAATATTGCAGACGCGGAGGGTATACCAGACAAACTTCTGTTTGCAGTCATTATATCGGCTAAAAGTTCTCTGGCTGTATCTGTTAACATATTAATTTATAATACTTAGTAAAGAGTGAAGTCCTGTAGCATATTTAGATACTGAGGTATTCCAATCAGGATTATCAACATAGTTTAATCTGCTTCCACCACTAGTCTCATAGATTCCAGAAGTTTGAGTAGCTATTCTACTTGCATATCCAAAGTTGTTATAAACTCCAGCTAATTCATTAAAATACTTTATTATAGTAAGAACTTGTTCCCGAGTTAAATCAATTCTAAACTCTGGGCAATAAATATCACCTATTGGTTTTTTGTTTCTTATTCCACCTACCAATGGTTTAGACCAAGCATTTAATGTTGTATCAAGCATATTAAAATCATAGAATAAAGTAAAATTATCTTTAGTTGATGGTAATGTGAAGACCTCAACCACGTATTTTTGATTTAATCTATGAACTTTGCTAGAGACATTTTTATAATACTGATTAGGAACTATCAATTGAGTTTCAGGGTCTTCACACAATGCCCTATTTCTAGTATTAAAATTTATTTCTATAGTTTGAAATTCATCATCACTAAAAGAATTTAAAAGTTGGTTAGATCTATTTGGATCAGACTTATCAATATACTTTGCACACTTTAATACTGGGCCTCTTCTTCCTGGAACAAAAGTAGATAAATTTGCAAATTTAGTAACTAGGTCTAAAATAGTTATTGCAGATGCAGAATGCTGAACCCATTTACCATCCTTGGAGTAACTCCAAATATTACCATCTTCCTCTTGAGTATGAATCCATACTCCTACAGCACCATCACCCAATAAGTCCCCATCAGTATTACTAATTAAAGTTTTAAAAGTTAATTTAAAGTTATGTTCTGGTGTTAAGAAATTTGTAGAGGTATCATAAAGTTCTGATCCTAAGCAGGTATACCTACTCAAATCAAATCTAATTCTACCGAATCCATTTTTAGAAGTTTGCTTTATTAGTGTATTATTATAAAGTAATGGATTTATTTTTCTTGGGTCTTTTTGATTCTTATCTAATCTATAGATTGTAAATGAATTATTTTGCCCTGAGCTTACACTTTGGCAAAGCTCTATATGATCCAATATTCCTGAATTTCTATATTCAAATCCTTCAATAGTTATAGATGACAAACTACTAGCAATAAATGTTCCAGAATAGCTAACACCAGAACTTGAAAACACCCCAGTTCCATTATAAAATACTGGAACATAATCAAGTGATGAGACAATTAGATCAGTTCTAACTTTAGTTAGACTTCCATTTTCATTTAATTTAGAATTTTTAAATATTGAACCAAAGGTATGCCCGAAAATAGTTGGACCATCTAAATACAATACATTTGGGATAAGTCTTCCTGGCACCGTCCCGCTAGAGAAATTTTTTCTGTAGTCTGAATAGAACTTATGGAAGTCTCTTCCAAACTCAAAATTAGTATAATCTTCAAAAGAATTAGGAAAGTTACCACTTAATTCTGTTGAACTATTAGCATAACTTTGTATTACATTTTTCCAATAACTATTTTCATATAAATAATTTGGGTTATTATAATAATAAGTTGAAGCATCATATAATTTTTTCTTTTCTTTTATATAATGCATAACAGCTATTAAGGGATGTAATTGATTTAAATCATGATAATAGTCTGGTCTTGATCCTTGCTGCGGATACTTACCGTTTGATTCTACCCGCCTCCACCCTCGGCATGGGAATGTATTGCTTACCCAAAGACCAGAGTAATAATTTTTAGATGTTAAATTTTCACAACGATCATAGATGGCTGGTATATTTTTGTAATCAGGTATTGGTACGTATTGTTGTGAAGATGGTATCAATCCTAAAGGCAAGAACCCAAGAGAAGATGGTAATGATATTTCGACAGTAGAAACATCCATAGTTACTGGCATATTGAATCCAGTTCTATCGTAGAATCCATCCTTAGGTAATGTAAATTTAAAGCTTCTTCTTCTATGGTTTCTTCTTGGTAAGTATGCTAAAGTTCCACTTGCAGCTAATAAAGGATCTATTATTGAGTCTGCTTGCCATCTTTTAAATGGTGGCTTCCCAGTCGCAATACCTCTCTTGTAGGTATCCATTAATAATCCAGATCCAACAAATCCAGCTACAGATGTTCCACTAGAATAATTTACTTGTGTAAATTCAAGTTTGTCTGCACCAACATAAGGCAAAATAATATTTACAAACTCATCTGTATCGGCTGAACTTAGATCTGCAGTTATATTTGGTATTGAGTGGGCTGGTGAGAACTCTTTAATGATATCAGCAACTATACCAAATGCTTCTCTTGAATCAGTCTCTAATGAATTTTTAGTAAAATCAAATTCATTAGAGTGAAAAACAACATTGAAGTGAGATGATTTACTATTCCAAAGAGGAAAATATTCTACTTTTCTATTAGAGATGTCTTTAATAATATCCGACCAGTTTGGTGGGTATTGGGCAGCGGAAGTGAATAGTAAAAACCTATTATCAGATCTTATGTCATCCTGAGCTAGAACACTGTTGTCACGTATAAAATCAGATACTTTAAATGCAAAACTATTTGGAACTCCAAAACAAACTAACTTATCTGCTATGGTAGTTATTAAATCATTTGTTAGAATTGTATTAGCATAGTATGGATATTCTTCAAATGGAGGGACTGGGAACTTTCTTCCTCTGTAATTAAATACGAAAGAAGATGTCCCTATTGGGAATTTACTAAAGCTAGCTACAAAACTTTCAGTGTCATAATATTCAGGATTATTAGCTACTATAAAGTTTGAAGGGTATTCCTTAGCTAGCTCATACATTATTTGATCTACTACCAGCTTAACATTTTCATCTATGCTACTAAAGTTGTAGGATGATACTTGAAGTTTTAATGCTAAGTCTCTTGTCCATGTATCAAAACTTGATAACATAGTGGACTCAGTTGCTAAAGAATAGTATATTAAGAATGGAACATATGATTCCCAAAGCTCTGATATTCTGGAGCTTACATCGAACTGACCATTAGGGAATACGGAATTTATAGCGTATTGAATAGACTTTTTGGTTCCTATTCTTTTGTAAACATCGACAGCGTTTACAATTTGAAGTCTCCACCGATCAGGGTCCGATCCAAATAATTTCCAACCTATAAGGTCTGCTAAATATGGTAAATACTCAGATGGACATTTATTTATATCATCTAGTATTTTTAATTTTTCTACATTACTATCATAATCAGCAAATCCAAAAGAAAAGGCTTTCATTAACCTAGTAAAAGGGCCATGCTTAACTTTTTGAGTTATCCTGATATTGCTATCTAAATAATCTTGAATTGCTGTTTGAACTCTGATATCACCTCTGTCAGAATAAAGTGGTGAGTATACAATATCAATTAAAGTTTTAAGGGCATCTAGTTTTGCTGTTGAACTAGTAAACGGATCAACGGTTGTTAAATCAGGCTCAAAAGCTTTTGGTATAAATCCTTTTGATTGCCAAGTAGTGGATGTAGTATAATTCCTCCATATATATTCAGTGACACCTTTCATGGCATCAACTAAATGAATTGGCTGTCCTGCGTATAGTTTTCCAACTATTAAATCATGCACATATGCAGAAGAATTATAACAAGGTCTGTAAGGTAAATTAAGAAAATATAACCAAGGTATAGTTTCTATTAGATAAGCACTTCTATCATCTTGATTAGATAAATTTCCAAAAGATATTGAAGGTGAACCTAATTTTATTCCTGGTAAAAGTTCATTCGTAACATAGTAAGAGAAGTCTGCACTAGTTTCAAATTGATTAAATGATTTTCCTTTATAAGAATCTCCAGAAAGAGCATTTAATATTTGCCTCTCAAATTCTATAGGCTCAATATCAAACAAGTCATTTTGTTTGATAAAATACTGAGCCATAGTAGATGGGGAGTTTATAGAGCTAAATACTGTTTGAGTTAGGTATGTTAAAGGTATATTAATTATTGAACTAAAATTAGCTAGAATACTTACCTGTGAATTAACTACTTGATCAATAATATCAAGTTCTCCCAAACCACTAACAAGCAATTCATCTTCTTCAAAATAGATAGAAGGTATAGTATATCTTAAAGCCTGATCAAAATTAGACTTGTAGTATTTTCTGTTATCAATAAATTGAGTAGGACTAGACATATACTATATTTACAGTAAAATTATTTAATTGAACAATTTCATTAAAGTTTAATTTTATTACTTCAGCTACATTATCAACTGTAGCAAATCTAACTTCGGGTATTGAAAATATATAATTTACTAAATCTTGAGGATCAAATTGCTTTCCAAAATCATTATTATCAACATTAAAATATTGTAATATTTTAGAACGTATTTTAGTTTTTATTACATCTTCTCTAGTTGCATACTTTCTATCTAGTCTGGCAGTTATAACTAAATCTAAAGTTCTAATAAGACCATCAACGACAATGACCTCATCAGTCATCATCTTAAGTTCATTCATGGCTTCTACTAATTGATGTTTAAACTCTTGGGTTGCTCTTCTTAACTGTATATTATTAGCCTTTTCTAATACATAAACATCAATAATATTAGCAGATGAATAAGCTCTTCTAACTATTGCATTAGCTTTACCAACTGACCCATAGGAAGTTATGTAGCTATTAGCGAAAGCTTTGTAATCTTGTAAAGTTACTAATCTATTCTGGGATCTAAACATTAAAGGTGCATATCTTTTTGCGTGCTCTAAAGTTTCTGCATCAGATCCTCCAGTAGCTTGCCCAGAATTTTCTACTGTGACATCTATGATACTAGTTGGATTACCACCACCTGGATCAAATACCACCGAAGATCTGGCATCAATAACTTCACTTCTAATATTACCTCTAGTTCCCCCACCAATTCTATAAACTACGGTATATGAATCTCCAAGATTTGGATTTTTTCCAAGATTAGAGTCTCCAAATATTATCTTGGCTTGATAGTTTTCACTTGGAATAACTTGAAATATCTTATCATTAGCACCAGAAGCATAGAAGAAACTATCAACTTGTCGATAGACTCCGCTAGTATTAGAATCACCAGTTATAAATACTTGAACACTACCCTCAATAACAGGGGCTCTCTCCAAAGTTATACTTTTAATTTGTTCAACATTAGAAAAAGTTCCGCTATCAATAACCAAAGAACCTTCTAATAATATCAGATTTTCTAATACTGTATCCGAAGCTTTTTCACTATTATAAACAGTTATATTCCCAGTGCTGTTAGCTACGTCAATGTCACCATCTGGAGCAACTTTATACAAGGTATAAGTTATTGGTAATCCATCTTGGGGAGAATTTATAGTGATTACTCTATTTTGTGGAAAGAAAGTTAAACTTTGACTATCGTCTTCAGTAGTCCATGGATTAGAGTCTAAAGTTATTCTGGCATTAGCAGCAGCAGCTATGGGGCCTTTTATTCTAACTCCAATCAACTCTAATAACTTACGAACACTGTCTCTTTGTCTAGCTGTTTTTAAATAGTTTTCATTAGCGAGTAAATCTGATTTATATGACAATACATGCCCCATATAGGCCACTAACTCAACTAGCATCATACCCAAATCAGATTCAGAGAAATAGTTATAATCTAATGGATAAACAGCTTTAATATATTCTACTAAAGATTCTCTTAAGCTAATAAAATCTGTGGCAGCATAGTTAATAAGACGTTCCTTATCAACATCCTCTACCTTAGCTAACTTTAAAAAATCTGATTGTATTTGACCAGTGTAAACCATTAGAATAAATTAACCTTAAGTTCAAAAGTAACTTCTTCTTGCTCTCTAAGAGAACAGAATAAATTTATAAGAATATAGTGCCCACCACCAAGTCTACTATCCTCTCCTGGAATTACTTGTAATTTTAATACATTTACATTACGGGCATATCCAGCGAGGGTTTCTAAAATTTCTTCTTTAATTTGATTTAATAGAACTTGGTCTAATGGCTCCATTAAATATCTTTTTAAGTTTGTTCCAAAATTTGGAAGCATAACTCTTTGGCCTCGGGTAGTTAAAAGCAACTGCCTTAAATTTTGTTTTATTAAATTTAATCCTGAGCTTTTAGCTACGTAACCACTTCTAGGATCATGGCCCATAGGAAATAACATACCAAAAGCTTTATTTTTAGTATTTATTATATCCTGTTTAGCAATTTTAGAGGGATTGATACCGTATAGTGTCGTGGTGCCTTGCCTTGATGCAGCACCTACGCCACCGTAAAAGTCTTCAACACCATCAACACCTCCTGGGTATCCTGGGTCTTCCTCTTCTTCTAAATTTCCTGGGTTTGCCATTTAATTAATCCAATTAATTATATATAGTGTGGTTATTTTAAAGTAGTAACGTGTCTATATTTTTAAAGAATTCTTTTTGTGCCCTGTAGTTAGTGGCAACCTCATCGGAACTTAATGGCTTTTTATATAATTTAAAACTACCTAAATAGCCTTTTAATCCACTTATGATTCCGCCATACTTACCACCCATAAAGTTTCCATACTGAGACATCCCGTCAGTATAGCCACCACCAACTATCCAAGGAGTAAAGTAAGTATTTAATTTTGGACCTGATTTCAAAGAGTTTGGTGCTAAGGAACCTACAGTGGTAGATTTATATTCAAAGCTATTACCTTTCTTAAATGAGGGTATCTTAGGCATCTCATAAGGCTCAACACCAAAGATATTAGATAAAGATGAGGTTGTAGTATTAACACCATCTAAGTAAAACCTAACCTGATCATTATTTGGATCAAACGTAACACTTATATGGCAGAAGGTATTACCACAAGCTGAGTATGCATTACCATTAAATCTATCGTATATATTCTGAACCATGCAGTGATAAGTAGTTCCAGAATTACAGTTTAAATAATCTTTAAAGTTTCTATTAATAAATCCTGCAGATGAAACACTTAGAGATTGAGTTGGAGCTAAGAAGAAAGAAATATTTGAACTTGGATTTAAAGAGCTATCATTGCTAGGAGCTTCAGAACTTACCAGTCTTCTATCTCTGGTAAATCCCATCACAAATCCATTAACAACATTATCACTAAAATTAAAGAACTTAGCGTCATCGTTTGTTGATGAACTCAGGTTTCCAGTTACACCAACATTTTCATTTGCTAAAATTAATCTATACAATCCAGAAACGTTAGTTCCACCACCAAAGCCAGCATCGGGATCATTAAACTTAGGTAAGTGAACCCAGAAGTCTATAGTAGCTCCGTTTTTGTGGTATAATAAATCGTTGAAATCTGCCTCATCTGGCAACTTAACATAAGAACCTAAAGCACTTGGATACCTAGCATCGGTAGTTGAATGTCTAGTTATTCCGCTTAAATAAGCAATACCTAATCCCTTACTAAATACATCCTGTATATTATTTGCAACTAATTGCCCATAACCTAAGTTAGTTTCAGATGCATAATTTCTTAAAAGGTTAGCAGTTGAACTTGGAGTTTCAATATTAGTTTCTAAGAAGTTATACATTGCATAGAGAGAATCATTAACAACCTCATCAGTTATTTCGTAAGTCTGGGCAGACACTGAGTTTACAGTATTACCCTCGCGTAGGATTGCGCCCTCTCCAATATCAGTCAATATTAGATGGTCAATTACAGTATTCTTACTATGCTCTGGAGCTATTACGTAAGTCGGTGCAGTTATAGGTAATACACTACCTCTAACATCATCCTGAGTAATAACTATTGATTTTTGTTTTTGAATATCTAAAGAAATATTCAAACCTTCCAAGTAAGAGAAATCATTTAATGGGACTTCTCCAGGATTATATAAAATTTTATTTTTGTATATTCCCGGTATTTTTATAGCTAATTCAATTTGCTTCTTTCTCTTATTTATCTTCTCTTGATGGTTTGCATTCTCAGATATCAACGCTTGCTTGTGATTATAAATTACTGACTGTGGCTGGCTGTTAACCTCAAGTTGGGTAATTTGAGCAGATAGATCGTAAATTCTTTTATTTCTTTCTCCGATCAAATCTTGTAAATAACCATCTTTATTATAATAAGCTTGTAACGATACTGAGTTGTCAATTATGTTTGGATCTAATATTGTATTAAAATATAAATTTAGATC